CATCCATGAGAGTGAATCTATCTTCTTCACTGGTCACCTTTCGCCTCACGCATACTCTGATGTAATCTATCTAGTGCTTTTCGCACTTCATCAGTCTCTTCCCATTCCCAAGTTTCTTCACGCCCCTTCTTGTCTATCTTCTTTAATTGTTTCTTCGTCATGGAGTTTCTTCTCCTGCTTGATACGTCTCTTAATCATCTTAGCATACTTAACATCATCTGTCGAGTACCATTCTGGATGTTCTTTAGCCCTCTTGATAATTAACTTCGCTGCCTTCTTGTCCTTCATTAAGGTTTTGTACCTTTTCTTTACTTCTGAAGTAAGTATTTATAACATCAATTTGATCCTGATACTTAGCGATCATGTTGATCTCTTCTTCAATCGCTTCCACCACATTAGAGTGTTCACCTATGCCTACAGGGTTAGCAAGATAAACTTCTACATTTGCTCTATGCTTTGCAATGTCACCTTGAGCATGTGCTAATAATGCATTAATTAATTGTTTTCTCATTAGTATAAATTCTCCTCTTGTTCAGTTAATAATGTAACATCTGAAGTAGGTTGTGCTACACATGTTAACACATATCCTGCTTCTAATTGATCGTCATCCAAAAAGGATTGCTCTTCTTGATCTACTGTTCCTTCTATAATCTTCATAGCACATGATGAACATGCACCAGCACGACAAGATGAAGGATGATCTAAACCTGCTTCTTCTAATGCTTCTAAAATAAATGTATCTTCAGCACATTCAAATGTTTCCTTAGATCCGTCAGGGGATTGAAGAGTAATCGTTGCCATAGTAGTAAATTCCCAACCGTATTATATATCACACTTATTGCGAATAAATGATACACTATTGAGAATGGATCTCATCTACTCTTGCAACAAACTTCCAGTTCGAGTTCTTGCTGCAACAAACATATTCTCTATCTCAAGAACATAGTTGCTATTAATAAGGACACGCTTTGTTTCCGTTACTTCTTCCGAATAAAATTTCGGAGGTTGAGGGTCATGTAGGTTATCTCCAGACATCTTTGTATTAGTTAAATTTCTACATACTATTTTATATGGAAATCCTAACAAATGACGTTTATTTTATAATATCTTTCGTTTTATGCAACGTTGCGTAATTTCTTTAAAAATCTCTTATTACGCTTCTTAATTTGACGCAAACGAGCAGACGCAAGACGAGATTTAATATTTCGTCCCTGCTTCCTAGGAGTTTCATGGCGTTTAAGACGCATCGGTCTGCCTGTTTACTATGGTGAGTATAGGATATTTATGCTACTTTGTCAACTTTTGCTTCTTCTGGAGTAGACTCCATAAATTCTTTCTTAAACTCTTCCACCTGTGAAATTACCTCTTGATCTATTGGAGGTCCATGTTGTAAAAGAGGTGATAATAGTACTGTACATCCATCTGGACGCTTAATTCTCCATACAGTACGATTCCTTTCACACATGGTAATGAGAAAGGGTAAGTTACTTTGTGCTTCTTCTTCGGTTATATCTTGTATATCGGTCATTGGATAACTGCCTCCTCGACAATATAGGTAACCTCCACACCGTAAGGAAGTACCTGCTTGATTAATTCTACTGTCTCAGCAAATCCCTGAGATCCTTCATCATCCCATTTCCAATTAATGATCTTATTGTCACCTTCATCCGAGATCAGAGTAATCTGTCTCTTAGCAAAATTAACAATGACTTCTTCAAGAGCTTCGTCATCCATAGGAACCTCGTTTATATACTCATCATACCACAAGTCGATCAGGATGTCAACCTAATTCAAGAAGATAGTTGCAGCAGTCAGTTTCATAACTGCCCCTGCAGTTAGATTCATAGCAGCACCCGCTTTTATAGACGCTGCTGCAGATGCTTGCATGTAAATTAATCCAGCAGCAACATTAACGTTATATGCACCTGTAAGTACATTCATATTATATCCAGTAACACCACATGTGGCAGAAATTGGTCCAGAAGGATTCCTTATAACATGCCTTGGAATAGCATCAGTTGCAGATCCAGCAGGAAGCATTGTTGTAACATCAGATCCTCCAATAAATCTTCTAATACCAGATACAGCAGCAGGTCCCATTGGAGGGAAGTTAATCATCTCATAAAGACTAGTTGCAAACAATTCAATAGAGTTGTCACCAGCAATCAATATTTCTCCACCAGCATATTTCTGTACTGTTGAGGAACATTCCATTGAACTACCAGTGATCTTAGTAGACTGTGAACCAATATCAAGTTCTGCTCCTTGGAAGGTTATCTTAGCACCTGCGGAAGCAATATCTACATCAGAACCAAAGTTGATTGTATGCTTTTGAATCTTAGTATTCTTCTTATCACCTTTTCTATCAACTGACTTAGGTGCACCCTGAGCATTCATAAAGAAACCACCACCAACATCCAAATGACAATCACCAGTAACTTTAAGGAAATAGTCACCATGAACTGTTTCTACCTTATCCTTCTCAATGTTTATACAATCATCACCTTTAACATCCTGTGTACGATTACCTGCCCAAGTAATATGGTCAGCAACTAAGTTACCTCTATCACCTGAATTAGTCTTACCATTAGTTTTAGTATATGCTTCTTTAGTTTTCTTAATTAATGAATTTCTTACAGCAGTAGTCAGTCTTTCACCTATCTTCTCCTCTTCCTCTCTAATCTTTTTCTTTGCTGCTGCTTCTGCTCTCTTACTGTTATTACTATTAACAGAGAAGTGAGTTGAACCACTAGCTAGTCTCTTCTGAGTAATCTGACCACCTGGATTACCTATGTGTAAATCATAAGCACCATCTAAGAAAGTTTTTGCAGCAGTTAGATAAGGATCTGCCTCTTTTATAAGAGTATCAAAAAGACTACCACTCTCTTTAGCTTTACCACCACTACATGATGGTCTACCACCACCTTTTATATTATCAATATTTGCTAATTCTTCTGGTGTACAATGTGTTACACCTAATAATGGATACCAACCAACAGTATCATTACCACCATCAGGTTTTCTTCCACAATCACTTGCAAGGAATCCAATAATCATTGAAATGATTCCTGTTATACTTGCTTTACCATTCTTAATAAGGTCAAACCCTTCAGCAAATATTTCAGAACCTTTTTGCCATGTATCAATAATCTCCTTTGCTTTACCTACACTATCAACAATACCCTTAACCTTATTAACAACACTAAGAATGCTATCGATCATTGACTGAACGTTACATACAATACTATCAATAGTATCTTGAACGCTTTGTACAACAAATGCTACCTTATCAATTACACCCTGAAGCATAGAATTCAACTTCTCTTGAATCATTGCCATAGGATCTGCTATCCAAGACAAGATATTAGAGTCAAGCATACACAAAGCTTTTAGTATCATTTGTACTGCTGTCTTAATGATACCGAATATCACCATCGGTGCACCAGTCTTCGACCCAAGAATACTCACAAGTTTTAGTTGATCTGCCAGATTAGCTAATGCCTGACGCATTGCAGATACAACTTGAGCAAATATAGCACCCAAGAAATTCTGAATCTTAACTGTAAGTTCCTTTGCTTGTACTAATTTACCACTAACAACATCAATAAAATCACCATCCTCACCCTTAATTAAAGTACCAGCACTATCAGCAAGATCTTCTACAAGATAATTTAACTGATACTCCATCGTCTTCCAAGGTCCACCTACACCATTAGCAGCAGGTCTTGGTTGTGATGATAATTTTGGTGCTATGTTACCCAGACCTTTATTGGATATATTGTTAGGACTCGCAGGACCATTAGGTTCTGCTTCATTAAAATCAATATTGACACTACTATTACTATCACCCTTATGATAACCTTCTGCTTCAGTTTCTGCTAAGGACTCATTTGGATATAATGGATGTGTTGCAGCAGGAGTAGGTGCAATTCCTGGTTCCATCCTCTTACCAGTAAAGGCAAATTTCTTATCTGTCTTAGTCTTATCAGACTTCTGAACTCTTAATACACCAATG